ATAGTAATAGTAAAAATATGCTAATTTATAGTAATATAGCATATTTATTCCCATTAAGTATATTATTGTATAAAATTTTGTATAAAAAGCATTTTTCAAAACCTATAGGATTTGAATTAGCAATACTTTATTGTGCTGTAATGTTTTTTAGTTCAAAATATCATATGTGTAGGTCTAATATAGCAGAAAAAGACGGGGATGTTATTCAATATCAAAGTGATTTGCCAGAAAGTCATAAAAAGCAAATATGTCCTGTTGGAGAAGGAATGTATTTGGATAAAGCTACATTATTAGATCATGTTTTTGCTTTCTATGCTTTAACAGCAACAATGTTATATTTAATTCCAATGAAATCAGAAGTTAGACATTTAATAATGACAATAGTATTAATATATATTATAATTCTACAATCACATAACAAAATTTACAATGACAATATGATTACATCAATTCCAACATTAATAATTACTTGCTATTTTATGTATTATATAATTCATAATAAAACTAACCAAAGTAATTATTATTTCGTTGTATTAGGTGGTATATTATCATTAATAGCGGTTATTCTATTTATGGCTGTTCCAGAACCATATTGGCTTAATCATTCATTGTGGCATATACTAGGTGCTATATCAGGGGGATTATTATTGTTTCCAAAATATTAGTTATATAGATTATTTACATATAAAAATTGATTTTACTTTTTTAAACATAACAGAATTATTAAAAATAAATTGTAAAATACATTGATAAAATACCAAAAATAATATTTGTGTTTTTAATATGACACTATGGTTAGAAAAATACAGACCGCAAACTATATCAGATTATGTTGGAAATAAAGAGATATGTAAGGAAGTTTTAGAATGGTGTAAGGATGTCAAAAATAAAAAGACAGGAACACCTCCATTCTTAGTATTATATGGAAAACCAGGTGTTGGTAAAACAACACTAGCCCATATTATACTAAAAGAATTTGGATATGATACTATTGAGATAAATGCGAGTGATAATAGAACAAAAACAACAATTCAGGAAACAATTGGACGAGTGGCAAAATATAGTCTGCTTAGTCTTAGTCAAAAGAAAGGTTTGGAAAAAATAAAGAATGGTATTATCCTTGATGAAATTGATGGTACTTCTGCTGCTGGTGTTATAAAAGAAATTATTGAAAAAACAACATTACCTAGTAATAAATCAGATAAAGAATTAGCAAAGTTAAAAAAGCAAAAATATATTAGTTATAAATTTCCAGTAATATGTACTTGTAATAATATTAAAGAGAAAAAGTTGGCAGATTTGTTAAAATTGGCACTTGTTATTAAACTAAATAGACCAAAGCAACCCCATTTGAAGAAAATAGCAAAGATAATTATTAAAGAAGAAAAAATTAAGATTTCTAATGATGAACTAGATAGTATAATTAGTGGAAAAACAGATTTTAGGGAATTAATTAACAGTTTGTCATTATATAATTTAAATCAATCTATTTCAACAGACTTTGCTTTAGGCAATGATACAATTAGACGAGAATTAGAGGATTATACACCACAAGGACGTCTAGCACATTTTATATCTAATAAAATTGACATACGTAAGATTGGGTTAATAATAGAAAGTGATGCAAAAGTGTTCTTCTTGGATTTATATGCGAATTTTCCATATATATTACAGAAAAAACAATACTGGGCTACAAAGAATAAAAATAAATTTATTGGTGAATTAATGAAAAATTTCACATATGGTGATATGTTAACACATATGATATATACAGAACAAATTTATTGTCCTACTGTATATTATACATATTGTTCAATTATAGAAAATATATATAAAATTAGGGAATTTAATTATAATACGAAAGAACATATGTTAACATATCATAATAAGTTTAATGCGATGTGTCAAGAAGTATCAAAATGTTATGATTTACGTAATAAAGCACATTCATTATATAATATATCAGATATAAGTTCAATTCATTATATGAAAGATTTAATATCAAAATCAAGTTTAGAAGTTGATAAATTAAATCTGAAAACAAATAACTTAATAGAAAAATAAAAGTTTATTCTTCAAATAAAAAATCAACATTAATGCCATCATTTGGCAAATCTTGTATTAATTCATTTATTTTTTTTGGAGGATTTTCATATTTTTGATTACAATTATATTCTACTACTTTATTATCATTTATGTTAAATGTTATATTATGATTTTTCAATGTTTGGTGTATTTTTCTGCGTAATCCACCTTTAATATTAATTTGGCTACGCATTCTCTCTCCTATTTTTTTACTTACATATTTCACCTGTCCTTTATTATCCTTTTTAACAATATCAGGCTTACGCATACCACCAGATGTTTTTGATGCGTAGCCTAAATATACATCTTCCCTACTACCAACAGGTTTATATATATGTTTATTTTGGTTATCAGACATTTTCTATCTATAATAGTAATTAGGTTAATATTAATTGAATTAAAAATAGAAAAAATAAATAAAAATATATCGCAATGCAAACTACATTATTAACACCAGAAGTTAAGAAATTTATCATTAAATATTCAATGGTATCAGCAGTTGTAATCTGGATAATTGGTGCTCATTTAAAAGATTTCAACAATGAATTTGTAGATTATTTATTAAAACCATTATTATCACTAGATTTAGATATGAATGGAGAACCTGATTTATATCAAATATCCAAAATGAATTACAGGATTGGTCCATTTTTGTTTCCAATTGGAAAACTATTATACTCTGTTCTTAAAATTACAGTAGAATTACTACTTATATACGCATTAGTATATGTAATTATTAATTATACTAATATTGTTAAGATGTAAAAAAATTATACGTCTGCTAAATATTGTAGGTGTGGTGGTAAATCGTCATCTTCATTTTCCTCTGCTTGTAATGCCTCTTCCATTTTTACACTATGATTTACTTTACCTTTTTTAGGTTTATCTAATTTTAATTTTGATGTTTGTTTCACAGTTTGTTTTGACAATATCAATTCATATATACGATTTACTACATCAGGTTTATTAATATTATCTTGTAAAATCTGTTTAATTTGAACTGGTGTAAATTTACTTTTCGTTTCTCCTATTTGATGTACTAATTTAGTTCCTTTATAAGCACCGTCCAAATGTACGTGTCCAATATTCCTTTTTGCTAAATATACCATCAACACATCACATATTTCCTTCTTTTTATCACGTCTAGCCTTTAATGAAGCACCTAGAACCTTAATCTCTTCCTCCAACTGTAATAAACGTTGAACATTATCACGCATTAAATCTGCTACCTCATCATCATCAACTTCTTCTACGTTTTCTAGGTCTTCATCGATATTTTCCACATCATCATTTGTAGAATTATTACTAATTTTTGTAATATTTATACTTTTTTCATATCCATCACTATTATCGTCAGTAGTGCTACTTATGATTATTTTAACACCGTCGTTATTATCTGTCATATTGAAAATTGAAATTCTTATATATTAGATATAAATATAATCAATAATATGAAACGGTAAAATTATTTTAAGGTAATTAAATATGGCTGGAAAATCAGACCCAATAATACGTCCTACTAAAATGATTAGTAGAGAACTTGTTCCTCAAATATTTGAACAATACAGTGATTATATTGCGAAACAAGTCATAAGTGAATTAAATTTTAGTTCTGATATAAAAGAAGAAATATATAATAAATATAAGGAAGAATTACCATCAATTATAACAAATAATAGATTAAACCAAATTTATAGATATTTACAAAATCATAATGGCAGATAATATTGAAAATGACAAAGATTTTCAGGAATTACTACGAAATTATGGTCCAAAGAAGAAGAAAAATGATGTTTGTAAAAAAACAGAATATGTAGATGACCCATTAATTTCTCAAATATTAAATGAAAGCAATACATCAATTGATATGAAAAACCATAGCACAGCTGATATTGTTAAATTGATTGTTAATGGCACGAATAATTTAGATATTACAGATATTAAAGATGATGTCATATCTAGAGATAACATAATCTTTACAAAAAAATAATATATATTTTTCAAGAATAAAGTATTTTAATCATTTTAATTATTTTCAAAAATAAATTATATTTTTTTAAAGATTATTGATTACTTTCGGTAATATAATAGATGTTAAATTCATACAACAAGTTTGGGTTGTTTCAGAAATTGGTTTGCCTTTACTGGCTGAAATTAAAGCATCAATTGTAATAGGTAATGTTTCTACAGCTATATCAATTAATACCAATACATCTGCATCTATATCTACAATTTTAGGTAAGCGTTTGGTAAGAAAACGTTGGATTGCTTGAACAACAATATTTTTCTTATCAGTATTAGTAATACCTTTATATTGTTGAACTAGTGATACTACCATACCTATAATTATAGAAAAATTGCCAATAATATCGCGTGGTGTGTATGATTTTTCACGTACAATACCTTCTATTCTATTAACAAGAGCTTCAATAATTTGTCCTGGTGGGACTTGATGTTTAACTTTATGTTTTCTCGCAGACTTTAAACCTTTTTTTAATGTATTGCTCATAATAGTATCAATAAGGTTGCCTACTGTAATACTAGCAAAATGTGCGTCATTTTCACTTAAGTATAGTTGTTCTTTAATAATACGATTACATACATTAAAGATAATTGTGCGTTTTTCGTCAAATGTGCGTTCTTTTATTTTTGTAGAACGAACTACATCGTATGTTTTGAGAGCAATAATAGATAAATTTTTAATATCAAATTCAAAACCACGTAGAATATCCATAACTGAATTATAAATATTTGTTTCTGTATTTACAATAATTTTATTATATCTAACATCAATTACTTGATTAGGTGAAACGTCGATTAATACATTATTTTTAGGAATTGGTGGTAATTCGTCTTCTTCCTCTATTGATACTATTTCCTCTACTGTTGTTATTTCATAATTATTAATTAAATTTAAATTAGTATCAGTTTGTTCTTCTGTGGTTAGAACTTCAGTATCATCTACAATATTATTTGTATCTAAATCAGTTTCTGTAATTGTAATATTTGTTGATGACATATTTTATTCTTCAATTATATTTTAATTTTCAAAAAAAAACCAATTAAATTTCTTATTTTCCCAAAAAAAATAAAATATTTCCATCTAGTATAATTAAGTGGATTATAACCTCTTTTCTAAAATACACAAAATGGCTACTCCGCGTAAGAGATCTTTCGGCAATAGTTTAAAAGGTATAAAACATCTTTTTAGCAGTCGAATGCCTATTCCAGACCGCTCTAATGGTGACCAATATCATTACATTCATAATTTTGCTCAAAGCACAGACAAGGAATGTTTGCGTTATGACAAAGAGAATGAGAAAATATATAGAGACCATATTCGTGCTTTTAACGAATTTAATTCAATGTTAGCTAAACAGAACCTACCAATGCGTATTGAAGATAAACCAATATCGCCCAAAAGACCAAATAATTATGAACGTTTGTGCGAATGGAGAAGGCAAAATGTAAAGAAAAGCGTCCATGACCAATCTGTTGCTTTACTATATCTAATTGCTAATAATGTATCAATAAAATTTCCATCTAGCAAATGTGAAGGAATTCAACCATATGAAGCACTCGTAGAAGCTGAGAAAATGTCATTACTAGATGATAAAACTATGGAAGTTGTTGTTGTAGAATTTTTAGATAAGTTATCACTCAATACTCCTAGAAAGAATTCACTAGATAAACTATTTCTGGAACAATATGGAAATAAAAGTAATTCGATGCGTAATACTTGGATTGATGATGATACACAATCTAATAAAAATTACATTGGATTAAATTATGATGATATTAGTAAATTTGATACTAATGATAATAGACTAGATAATAGACTAGATAATAGACAATCTCATAGTAATAAAGAGAGGAATACTAGTACTACTACTAATACAACTAATACAACTACACCTAATCTGATTAATGTAACAAATTTTCATTTACCTAAATTGGAACAGGATGATAATAATATGAAATGTGAAAAGCCAGAGCATCATCAAATTCCAGAAAAAATAAAATTCTTTGAGAATTCAAGTAAATTTACACCTAAAAATCAATATGATTTAACCCAGCCACCACGTATGGTATTATCACACTCTTATCCAGTATTACCTCAACAAGAATATCCATATCCACCAGATGATAATACTCATCAACAACCATCTGCCCCACCTAGTTATAGTGAAAATAATAGAAATAACGGATTTATGAAAAAACAATAAAAATTTAGTATTAATTTGGAACACAATATTAAAATATTAAAATACTAAATCAAATTAGTAAAAACCTAAATAAAATATAATAATAAACTAGAATAAACAAGAATAAACTACAAAAATAAAGAATGAATAATAATACATTAATTATTGTATCACTTGTTCTAATAATCTGTCTATTAGCATATTACCCTAATATTACGAATGCTACTAATATAAAGGATAATTTTGATAATACACCATCTCAAACAGCATCAAATGCACATAAATTTAGTGTTTATGGAAATCCCAATAACTCTAGCGAAGAATTACAAGGAAATATACCACAAATTACAAAGATAGATTATAAATTTCCAGAAGAAGAAATTAAAAATTCTATGAATGATACAAATGGTAATCCTCATACAAACTTAGGATTTTCCTTATTTGATAATGCCTTTTCAACAACACCACTAGCACCCCATTTTCCAGATAATGCTACATCATATATTTCCCCTAACACATATGATAATATACATAATATAACACAAAGAGTGGAAGAAGCAAGGGCGTCAATTCAAAGAGCAAGTAATACACCAACTAGAAACGCTAGTTATTCTACTACTGCTGATGCTAATCTAGATGATAATAAACTAGGAAATAATAATAGTAATCCAAATATAGAATTAGCATTACAATTAAATAAGGCTAATAATATACCTATAGTAGGTTCAGATGAACTAATAGATTTCCAAAATCTTATGAGAAGTGATATTGAAAGTGGAATGAAGATAGGTGAATTAAAATCACAATCGTCGGGTAATGGTTCAATTCCACGAAATAATCAAGCAATTAATCAACGTGATATGGAAGGTATAAATAATATATTTGCTCCTAACATTATAGTTCATCGCCCAGTATATATTAGTAGTGATGTTAATACAGATACGTTAAATGATATTATGAATGATAATTTATTCCAGTCAGCCTAAAATTTCTATCTTAATGTTAAAAGAGGATAAAATTTAAAAATGGCAATAAAAGAATATACCTATCTTAATACATCAAGTTTCATTACTATTATTGGTGTTATAATTGTAATACTAGTAATCTTCAAAATTATTCGTGATGTTAGGCAAATGACATATAATAAAGAAGAAAAACAAAAATCATCAAGGGAAGTGCCAATGTGTCCTGATTATTTCGAAATTGTAGGAAATAATAAGTGCCGTAATATACATAAATTAGGTAAATGTGGACATAATCATGATATTGATTTTAATGATGAAAGTTTTACAGACAGACGTGTAGGAGATGTTATGAAATGTAGATATGCTAAAGCGTGTGATTTATCTTGGGAAGGTGTTGATAAATTATGTTAATATTTTATTTTTTTATAAACTTTTTGTAAATTCATTATATTCTACTATTAAATTCATTATTATTGGTATTGGGTGATTATGTTATAGTATTGAAATAATATGGTATTGTGTGGATAAATTTAATATAATCGAAATGTAAAAATAAAAGTAGCAATAAATATGTAAAAAATACTATTTATTTTAGATAAAATTGATATTGTATTAGTATAATCTCTTTACACCCTCGGAAATTTAAAATGAACGTTTATTCAATCTAATTTTCCAAGGTTTATCCGTTTCAGACTTATGTAAATTATGGTTATGTGGCATTACCTAAAATTATTATTTCAGATAATGTAGGTTGCAATATACCTAAGTCGTGATCCAATTATAATAATTGGTACTCCACTGATTGCTGAAAACAGCGGGACAGTTATTAGTATTTTTATGTAAAAGCATAGTAAAACTTAAATTTATATACCCCTACTACTAATAACCATTGAAAGGGTTTGTCAGGTTATTGTAGGAACGTTGGTTATCCAATAATCTAACATCAACTCATCTAAGAGCGATCCAACTAGAACGAAACCTTTCCATTCATTAATATAGTATATTATTATTTTATTAAGTTATTAAACGCATAAATTAAAACTGATTTGTATCATTTTTAATTTCCGAGGGTGTAAATATAATTATTAATTGGTGTATTATAAAATTGAATTAAGAACTATTCTAAATAGTAATATTAAAAATTGATTAAACAGAAAATATAAATACAAAAATATAAATACAAAAATATAAATACAAAAATATAAATACAAAAATATAAATACAAAAATATAAATACAAAAATATAAATACAAAAATTGATTAAACAGAAAATTGATTAAACAGAAAATATAAATACTAAAATATAAATACTAAAAATAAATATATCAAAATGGCTAGTAAAAAGGGAAGTACGAAAGAAACACTTTCTAGTTATATAAAAAAATATACAACACCGAGTAAAACAGCATTTAATTTACACGATTATAGGACACATACTCATTATAAGTATGATGGTAAAAACAAAAAAGAATTTCGAGATATATATTGTGATTGGGTATTTAATCAGAATAAATCATCATATCTTTGTGAGAGACCTCTTTCAATAAAACATCAAAATTCTGACAAAGATGCGAATATCCTTAAAATTGACATAGACCTAAGGTTTAAACCTACTATTGATGATATATCTGCTCCAAAACGTAGATATGTAATTTCTAATATAAAAGATGTGGTAAAAGCATTCTTGGACGAATTGGAAAAATATATTGATATACCGAAGGGGTATCGTATTAATATAATGGAAAAGGAAAATCCAAAATTTTTGAATGACCAAAAAGGTTCAAGTTATGTGAAAGATGGAGTCCATATTGTTGGTGAGAAATTACTTATTCCAAATGGTATCTTATATAAAATTCGAGAAAATGTTATTCAAAAAGAGAATATCATTGATATTTTTAAAAAAATGGATAACGAAACGCCTGTTTCTCAAGTTATTGATAAATGTGTAATTGATAAGAACCCTTGGTTTCTTTACGGAAGTAGTAAACCAGATAGTACTCCTTATAAAGTTACTCATACATATAAAGTAAAATTTAATGATGATGGATTATATAATTTACGTACTGTTGAAGCTTATTCAAATGATGTATTATTTGAAAATATGTCAAATTTATTTGCGTCAGATTATGCTACATTGAAAGATGGTGTTGATATAGATGAAATTAATAACACATATCATAATAATAGCAATTATCAAGATATTACTACAATAATACATAATGATACAATAGCAAAACCTTATAATAATGATATAGAATTGCGTAAATATGTGGTTCAATTAATGGAATTGCTTAATGTAAAAAGGGCAAACGAATATGATTCGTGGTGGAGAGTAGGACAATCATTATACAATATTAGTTGTGATAATGTGAGACAATTCCACGAATTTAGTAAAAGGTCAGATCAAAAGTATAATGAAAGGAAATGTAATGAACAATGGCAATTATTTGAAAAATCATATCTTGAAGGTAGATATAGAAATTGTTGTTTATTCACACTTCGTAAAATGGCAGCAGAAGATAATGAAACTGCCTATAAAAAGATTGACAAAAATCATAAATCCATTCTATTAAAGAAAATAATTGAAGATATGGCTCAAAATAAATATATTAAAACATTCTGTGCTGTTACATTCTCTAAATTGACTAAAGAGTTTTTAAATCGTTATGGTGGGTTTCAAATGAAATGTATTGTTGGTGATGGAGGTGTTGGTAAAACATCTTGGTTTGTTTATAAATATGATTTACATCGTTGGATTGAGGATAAAGGTGGTCATGAAATAGATCACTTTATAACATATGAATACCTTGAATTATTTGAAAAATTAGAAAAAACATTCCTGCGAGATATAAAAGATTTAGAGAGTAAAGCGTGTAATGTAGATGGAAAATTGAGCCCAAATGATATTCGCGATATAGAACATCAACAACTTGATTACAAAAATGACCAAGAAATTGTTTCCAAGATTATTACTTATTTACAAAGGAAAGCAAATCATAAAGAGATTAAAGAGTGTTTAATGACATCATATAATGACCCCAATTTTTATAAGAAACTTAATTCAAATACAAAAATATTTATATGTAAAAATGGTGTTCTAGACCTGGATAAGTGTGAATTTCGTCCAGGAGTTCCTGATGATATGATGATGACACATACAAATATGGAATATATCAGTATCGAACAAATATATAATGAGAAAATCCACGGGGAACGTTATTTCGACCTCATCGATTATTTGAAAACATTCATAACAGAAGAGGATTTACGTATATATTTACTTGAATATCTTGCACTTTCATTATCTGGTGAAAAGAAACCACAAAAGTTAGCAATTTTCTCTGGACGTGGTAGCAACGGAAAAACTACATTTTTCGATGATTTAGTATCTCATACATTCGGTCAATATTTCCAGAAAGCAGACGCAGGTATCTTAACACGCAAAAGACCAGACCCTAATTCACCTTGTGAAGCAATAGCAGCACTAGATGGCAAACGTTTAGTAATATGTGAAGAACCTGACCAGGGTAGTAATCTAGATACAGGTGTTCTGAAAGAGTTAACAGGTGGTGGTTCTCTAACAGCAAGACATAATTTCAAACCTGTCAAAACATTTAATATTCAATATCAGATGGCACTATTATGTAATGATAAGCCATCTTTTAAGGAAACCGATTGGGGAACAATGAGACGTTTATTACCTATTCCAGTAAATTCTGAATATATAACATTAGATAGTCCACTTGCTTATAAATTAAGAAATCCTATAAAATATCCAAAGTCATTTCCAGCAGATTGTAATATTCAAGATAAATTGAATATATTAGCACCATATTTACTAACTCACTTATTTGAAATATTTAAAACTGCTAAGAAAGATAAATATCAACTATGTTCAAATTTACCTCCAGTTTTACAAGTTGAATTTGATACATATCAACGTGAAAGCAATTTTTACGCAGCATTTAAAACCGATCATATTATTTCTATGAGTGGTGCGAAATGTAGTGTAAATGACGCATTTAATACATTTGTATTATGGGGTAAAAACAATAATATACGTGATGCTAGACGGATTTCAAAGAAAGAATTCAAAACTAATATATCGCGTATGTTGCATAATACAAATCCTATTAGAGGGTATTGGAAAAATTTTGAATTAGTATCAGATGTTTGTTCTGATGATGATGATGATGATGATGATACAACTAATATAACTAATAATACAACTAATAATATAACTACTGATGTTAAAAATGTTAAAAATATTAATGACAAAGGTAATACTATTAAAAAGAAATCATTAAAAGGAGACCTCGCACATTATAAATTAGTAAAAGACAATACCTCAAATTTACCCACAGATATCGATGATAATAGTGAAACTAAAACTAATAAAAAAAATAAAAAAAATACTGTCAGTGATGATATTCCTACATATGAAGAAAATGGGAATGATACAAATTCAGAGAGTGATGCTATTAGCAATGATGAAGGTGATGATTCCGATGATGAATAAACAATTTAATATTTAATATTTCATTTAATATTTCATTTAATATTTCATTTAATATTTATTAGTTAAATATATAACTTTTATATAAATTTATTTTTTTCATAGTTTATTTTTTCATACTTAAATTTTTTATATTTGCTGAAAGAACCTTTGCTAATAATACGACAATAAACAATATTAAAACTATTTTTGTATAGAATGTGATATTATTTATGTTTGTAATAAGAGAAGACTTATTATTTCTTAGTCTAGAAACTGTTTGATAATCTATATTATGAGCGTCTGTTTTTTTGATATGTTGGTCAGTCAATTTATTATGTTTCTCTCCTTTTAATTCTATTAATTCTTTATTTTGTTGAATTTGATATTTTTGCATATTAAATAAATTATCTAATTTCGTAATTTCACCAATAACCTTACCAAGTTCATTATTCATATCGCTAATATTTTGTTCTAGTTCAATATGTTTTTGTGTATATTTTTCTACATCATCTGAATTTGTTGATACATTTACCATATGTCCTATTGTAGTTTGTGCCATTTTTTCACAAGAATTTAAAGTTCCTTCCTTTCTATTAGAAATACACTTTAGTTCTCCGTCCATTGGCACACATTGATTTTCTAATATGATATTAGTCGGTTTCTTAACATCCATTTCAGCCCAATTGATACATTGATTACCATAATCATCTACATTAATTGGAACATCTAATTTATTTAGTTCTACATATTTATTCTCAATCCCTTTAAGAAATTTGTCTGCTTCAACCTTATATAAGTTTGATGCTGACTTTGTATCAATAAAACCTTCTAATGCTGGAGTTCTTCCATAAATTTGTCTAATAAAGTATAGTAATACTATGATTGATAATAAGCCAATTACAATATTCTGATTTTCCATTTTATTGTTTATTTATTTTAGTAAATAAATATTATCCTTATAATTATATTATATTTAGAAACAATCTTATTGTATTTTGTAATCACTAGACATACAATTTATAAAAAAAAATCCAATAAACAAATCTATTGTTTCCAAGCACTATTATTAATAATTCTGTTAATTTCAGCACTATTAACTAAATTATCCATAGTATCTAAATGTAGTCTTGTTGTATTATCTTCTGGAACATTCGACTTTGTCTTATTATCAATCCACCATTGACGCCAACCTAAATTAACACCGTGTTTTTCATTAAAAGTTTGATGAAAATTTTGCACTAATGCTATTTTCCTATCTGGTAGTATAATAGGGAGAAATGTCTCATTTGCCGTGGAAGAATTTGGTGTTGGTTCTTCTTCCTTTTTTTGCGTAATCTGTTTAGACTGATTGTAATACAACACCATAATACCAAATAATGATGCTAATAAAGTAATCTCTAATACTGTTGTATCTGTCATATTATATATTATAATTTTTTTTTTGTTTTATTATACTATTTATTTTAATTATTATAAGAGTTGTCTTAATTATTATACTAGAAATATTTTACATTAGAAGTTCTCTGACTAAAAAAATTATGTGAAATGCTTACTAGCAAGTTCCAATAAACAATTCGCCCAATCTTTAACACTACTTGCATCTTCAAATAAAACGTGTTTCTCCTCCAAAATACGTTTGCTTATCATATTACGATAATCCTTATTATTTGCCAATTTTAACGCTAGTTGTGTATAATCATTATAATTATTTACCAAACACTCTGTTATACCCATTCTTTTGTAAAAACCATATGTGAAACGCCCATTAATAAACTTTGACGCCATACTTACAACAGGAACTCCTAAATCAAACGCCTCTAGTGAAGAATTACACCCTCCAAATGGATATGGGTCTAATACAACATCTGATATATTAAGAGTGCTATAGAAATCTGCCTTATTAAGAGGAGGAAACATATGAATTCGTTTCATACTATCTCCTTCTAATTTTGACGCGATACGACACATATGACTTCTACACATAGGTATAATTCCACTCATTAATAACTGTGCTTTTGGGTCGCTATTCAATATATTTGCCAATACAGTTTCAAAACCTTCATTGAATTTGAAAAATGTCTGCATACACCAATAAATATGGTCGTCTTCACTAAACTGTTCATAGTCAATACGTGTTTTAATTTTGCTTTTATCCTTAATAAACATTTCGACTGGACTATAGTAATATGTGCCAAATGAATTTAATAATATTGGTTTCTCGCTATAATGACTATCAACTTCCTCTTCAACTTCGAAGTATTTGCTAGTAATGTAATAATCTATAGTATTAATACCACTAGTATCGGAATGACCCCACGTATTGATTTGAATAGGGGCAATTCTGCTATATGCTAGAAATGTTTGGTCTACTTTCATTCCAATATCTGGATATACAATTATATGAAAGTTATATGTTAATAAAGTTTCTCTTATTTTCGTTAGATTACCTTCTAGATGAATATATTTGTTTTGCCCATTACGATTTGACATTTTTTTATAGAAAACGGAAGCAATAGGTGTTTTAATTAATTTATTACTAGACATATCTCTAACTGTAGCATAATATACATCAAATTGACTAGATGGTAAATTTAGAATTATACCCATTCTATCTCTAAGAACTGATGAATCTGTTGCTAAACTTTCGGAAATGAAGCATACACGTATAGGTTTGCTACTAGACCATTTAATATTAGCTAGATTGGGATTAGTATAATTAATTTCAGGAAATATAGTACGGATTGTAGCGGATGCTTTCATTAAAAGTTCTTTATTTGAGAGATTTTGGTATGCTACAGGGTATAATGGATATGTTGTTTTTGTCATAAACATAAACGTAGTTTGATTAAAATATTTTTTTTTATCCCAATGTATTCGCATATAATCGAACATTTCCATCATAACCTTTCGTTGTTCATCTAGTTTATAATGTTTATAATATGGAACTTTAAAGAAAATCCAATATATTACATCTGGAACATCTAGATTTATTAAAGCATCAAATAACTTTTGATTCCATTTCAAGTTTAGATAATCATGTTGTTTTAATAAGTCTCTAGTCAGTGGTTCCACAAAAGACGATATTATATTAATGAGTGAAGGTTTTATATGTTCAAAGAGATAACCTAGTTCTATTTGTAATATATTGTATTCATTAGTTTGACATATTCTTTTGAGATTTGATACTGTTGTTTTGAGAGTATTAACCAAGTAATTATGTCTTTTCGATGTATCAATGTATTTTTCATTAGCAATTTGCCAATAATATGGGGGTTCGATAGGCATTTTACCAATATATTCTTATTTTATTTATCTTATAATTTATGATAGGGTTTAAACGTTTCATTTTTTACAAAGCCATAAATAAAATTCCTAATAAAATAGTAAATATTAGAAAATATGTCAACTATTAAAAAATCTATTAAAAAATCTATTAAAAAAAATATTAAAAAAAATATTAAAGAAAATATTAAAGAAAATATTAAAGAAATAATACTTGAAAAAATCATTGATGATAAAGATATTAGTAACAGAGAGGGAGACTTTTTCGACGCTAGTGATTACAAAATAATATTAACTGAAGATTGCGATGTATATAGGAAAGATGATATTACAGGTAAAAAAGTATTATTATTGTCATTTCGCAAAAATGTAATTAAAAAGAATATATGTAATGACGCATACCTAGCATTGGAAAAGGAAGCCAAACTAAAACACAGTAATCGTGGTGCAGCTGCTGGAAAACTCGATAGTAAGAAACTACCAGCATACGTAAAAAAAATTGTTAATAGACAAAAATATCGTGGATATTATATGGGTGCTGACGGAAAAATACGCAAAGACCATATCAGTAATCTAGTATCTAGTGGTATTATTGGCTATTACGACAAACCCGACCGCAATTTAATGGTTCATAAAACAAAGAAAAGTACTAATAAACCAATTGAAAAGTGCCGTATGACAAAATTCACAAAATCAAACCCTACCAAATGGGCTAAGTGCTTACCACTTTTACGTTCAGTTGATAGGTTATTTAAAAGTTTAGTACCAGAAGCACATAAAGAACAACTTGATCGAGCTAGTTTAACACCAAAATTCCAAATAGAAGATACAGCATTTAGCACAGGCACTATTAATTATGATTATACTACAGCATTACATAGGGATAAAGGTGATTATAACAGTGGTTTTGGCAACTTGGTTGTTTTAGAGAAATCTATGGTTGAAACGGGAATTGAAAAATACGAGGGTGGTTTCACTGGGTTTCCACAATATGGTGTAGCTGTAGATGCTAGACATGGGGACTTTGTTGCTATGGACGTTCATCAATGGCATTGTAATACTAGTATAGTTGGAAATGGTAGGTTAAGTGTAGTTTGCTATTTAAGAAGTGGTATGTTAAAATGTGCTGAAAATTAAAATTTTTTTATGCTATTATTTATTTTTTATAAACAATCTAACAGTTTGTTAGATTGATACTGTAAAAAGAAACATCACAATATGTGTGGTTCTACTATAATCATTAAGAGTAATACTGCCACTAGCAATAATGGGTATTGTTCTATAAATATTTCAATTATTAATAAGAAATCTATTATTTCATTAAAAACCCAAATAAGTCTTGGTATGATATGTTGTATTCGTTGTGAAACAACATTGGTACCTAGGATACTAGAAATGCTTACAGAAGAATATCCAGATGCGAATATTGAAGTACAATAATCAAGTTTATAATTAAAATTAGCAATAATAATAATTTTTTTCTATTTTTGTTATAAAATTGATTTTTTTTATCATAAATTTTATATTTTATCTCAAAACTGTCAAGCATTTACCAGTTAATTCTCCCAAAACCAAGTTGTTAAGAACTTATAATTAACAATGGCTAAACCACCATCGAAGAGGAGAAGGATACAAAAGAATGGGAACCCTTCTTCCCAAGATGATGGGAACCCTTCTTCCCAAGATGATGGGAACCCTTCTTCCCAAGATAATAATATTATAAAGTTCGAGAAACCACCTAAAGTATTTACAGATAGATTTGACTTTATCAATGAACTTCAAAGTTTTTTGAAAGAAAATGTTGGATTTCCAATCAAACTTCTAATAGTATTTTATGGATTATTAGGTTGTAGTAATGATGATACATACCTAAAATTGGGTGATATGTTGCGTGAAATTGGTATTAAAAGTGAAGTATTTGATGGAGATGACGGGGATATTGAAACAATGAAAAATTTTTATGACAATGGTCCAAATGCCACTGTCATTTTGGATACTAGAGGGTCGAGCCCCCAAGAAATCCAACAAGTCCAAAGTGCTGCTTCAAAATGTGGTGCCGTCATGCAATACGCATTTGATGACAAACCTGATATGGAGAGATTACGAAATAACTTTATATGTGATAGAAAGTTTGCTAAAGCGTTTATTGAAGTAGCGCATATTACAGCTGAATTGAATGGATATCCTGACAACCCCGATTGTATTGCTATACTAAGTAATGATGAAAAATATGTGCTAGATTTCGCAATTTGCGTTAGAAATAATACCCAATTAGATTTTGAGTATGCTGCTAAAATATTTGCGACTTATCTCTTTAAAAAGGAAGAGATTTTCCAAGTGCCAAGTTTGGAAGATTTATAAATAAAATATTAAATATTAAATATAAATCAAAGATATAATAAATAATAAATTTTTTTTTTTAATATGTTTCTATTTTTATATATTTTTATATTTTCACATAGGATTATATTGAAATCTCACTTTAAAGTATTTACTTAAATTGAGTGCCTTACCATAAACTGCAACACTAACTGTTTTACCATCTTTTACAACAGCAGGTTTTAACAAGGGTTTGTCTCCTATAAAATACATCATTTCCTTTATATTCTTACTTCTAACACCACTACCCTTCTTAATAGTTAAATAAAGTCCTCTCTTATCACGAATTACATAATTGCCGTGTAAAATATCTAGTATAAATCGGCTACTTTCTTCTCTACTAGCATCAGCGATTACTGTATTGTCCTCTAGCATTCTCAAATATTTCCCATTGTGTGCTACAAAAGCAATTTCGTCTTTTTCCCATATTTCATCTGTTATAATCTCCAATTTATATTGTTCCTTTTGCTTACTAGGGATTGATGCCATACCAATTCGTAGGATACCATCTTCATCAACCATAACATATCCGCCATTATTATGTTTTAACTCAACATATTTCCTATGTGGAACATCAACTAGGTGAAAACACGTATTTTCTATAACTTTCGTATTTGGACTTTTGCGATATTCTTTCAAAAATCCATTATAATTACCTATAACACTCACACTATCTTTATCTAGACTAGCAAATGATAAATAACCTTTCCAGGTATCTTCTCTAGTATCCTGTGTATCACTACCACATACACTGTGGATTGGTAAGAATGTTGCTAACTTTACATCAGCATCATCGTATCTAGGATTATTTAATTGGACGTAATCGCTTCCAAGAGATAGGAATTGAGTTGTATCCTTTGCCGTGCTAATCATAATACCGTTTGGAAATCTGCGACTGCGTGATTGTGTTAGTAGGAAACATTGTTCTATTGGGTGTTTGTATCTAATAGTTTTATCTGGCATTACAATACGATTTTTAATAGGAACTCCAGAGAATTTCAAATTTTCCCTGTCTGTTTGTAAATATAAGTCTTGATTACTGTATAGTTGGATTGCTACTAATTTCCCGTTCATTATTTTAATAAAGTCCTCATAAATAGTATAGTTTAGTTTCTTTTTTACTGGGTATTTATTCATTATATCTTCGACTGGTTCAACTGATTTATGAAAGCGTAATCCCGTTGGTTTTAGTATAAAACTGCTTTCTTTGAACATATCGATATATGCGTCCATTTTATCGTCGTGTATTTGGTAATTCATTGATATAAATTGGCAACCATATCTCATAGCATTAGAAATATCATAATTAAGGGAGAATACGTCGGCTTCCTCGTCTGTGCCTACCACTGTGTCATTATGTGGGAGGACAACTGTTAAACCTGCTTTGTTGTAGTTCCCTAAGACATCTACGATAGTATCGTCTGTTTGTAAATCGCGTAGATAGTCTTGTGATATTGTTAGAGAGGATAAGTCTTTATATTTAGCTTTAAAGTGTTCGCTATCTTCCTCCTGTGCTTTTCGGGATAAAATCTTATGATATGGTTTAGATCCTGCTTTTTGTGATGTGTCATTATTAATTATTTGGTCAATTTCAGTATGTTTAATACGTTGAATGTAATTGTCGGAAGGGATTATTAGTTGGGTAAGTTTATCACTAGATACGTGTTCTTGGCTAGATAGTAGGATAACTTTGTTTAGTAATTTACATATGCGTTCGTGTGCGATTGGGTATTTGTGATATTTTGCAGGTTCTAGTAATCGTTTCGACAAATATTGTTTAATTGTGTCTGCTAGTAAGTCTAGTGTAGTTTTATCGTCTGTTTTTAAATTCAAATAGATGAATAGGGGATAGTTCAAAGAGCCTTCTGTTTTAACAAATGCCATTCTGCTAACTACATTTAATGCTTCGTGAATATTTAGTGTGTTAAGACTGTTAATCCATTTGCCAGTTTTATCACCAGTTGCGATAACAGGTCTAGAGCCAGATTGTAGGGCTTCTTGGCATATTTGTAGTTCAATGTATCTAGCACCTGAACGTAATACAGTTTCTAGCATTTCTAGGGATACATAGTCAAATTTTTGGTTTCCAATACAGGCTGAGTTGAAACTAGATGCGATATAGTAGTCTGATAGGATAGTATCGTCGTCTGAGTTGTCTATTTGATGACACATTGGTAAGTTTGTAAGTTTTACTTTTTCTGGATAGTCTATTTCACGAATTACACTATGATTTCTACGAGTGTATGAATAATAATATAAACTAAATAGGAGAAATATTAATATTACTCCCATAATTAATATCATAGTTGTGTTTGGAACCATTTTTAAATTTTGCCTTTAATATTTTATTTATAATATTTAATTCTATTCTGTTATTATCTATTGGGAATAATTTGTTAATGAAAAATCAAATAAAAAAATATAAAATATCAAATAAAAAAATATAGAATTTAATAATATATAAGTTTGAATAATAGAATTTATGTTAAAGTGGAATATCTAGTTATTAGTCCATGTTGTTAGACAATGGGTACAAATATACATATATTTCATATCATTATCGTCAATTTTAATATAAACAACTAGATTACGATTTTTATCAGTTTCTTCTAAAGTCTCAGCTTCTTGTTTAGAAGGGCAATCGTTATTAACACAAGGCATATTATTAATGTGGGGGATAGTTGGGTCATTTACTATATTTTGTAATTGTTTTTTATCAAGAATTTGTAATTTTTGTAAATTATATTCATTTTTGACAATACATTTATCTTTTTTTG